GGAGGCAATGGAGTACCCATCTGCTGTTCAATTTTGGCCCTGTAAGAGAATGCCAAGTGTTCAGCAATATGAGCCTGAATCGCAGACATCATCTGGTTGGCCATTGGGTTTTGACCAATCTGTTGCATGATCATTGGATCCTGCATAAAGGTGGTATGAGCTGCAATGTGGGCATCATGATCCTGCGTGATGAAGGCTTTTGTAGGCTCACCTTTTAGGAACCCCATGTTTTCGGAAATGGGATCTAATGGCACCTCATCATCTTCCGTGGGAACCAGCTTATCGCCGTTCTTGATTCCTAATACATTGATCATCTGTCTATGCAGATTGGGAAGGTTATAGATTTGTGGCGCTTGAGATGACAACTGGATCACGGCTTGATATTGCATGATCCTCTGCGCCATTGTGGATGAGTTGGGATCTGATACGGGTATCACATCGCACATCTCATAATCTTGACGGCTGGCAAAATGATCGCCTTTGTCTGTATCCAGTTCCAATTCATCAGGAACATAGGTCTTGATGATGTCTCTTAGGAGTTTAAACTCCTGCTTCATGGCGTAGTGAACTCTAGCCTGAACCGCAGACATGGTTTTTAGGGTACGCTCTAAAAGAGCCAAAGTTGTGCCGACTGGCGCATTGGCTGACATATCAGAGATCTGGAGATCCCCGATAGAGCCAAGTCTTCTGCCTTCTTCTGTGATTTGATTAAGCAGAGTAAATAGAACATTGGATGGTTCCTTGTAGGGAAGCGGCATGATGTTGTCACGCATAGCGCCTGATGGCACATCCACATCCCTGAATTCTCCGGGAGCGATAGGGGTGTCGTCCCCTTTGATCCTTGCGCCTCTAGCCTTTAAACCGCCGGGCAAGTTACTTAAAGTTCCTGCGTCCACCAATTGGCGGATGATGGATGTTCCTGCTCTAGCATATCCACCGATGATGTGGATCAGCCCAAGACTGTAGAAACCAAAGCCGGGGATGTAGTGGTAGTCCGCAAAATGGTTGCGTTTAAACTTACGTTTGTCATCCTCTTCCCAGTTCCTGCGGATACCCAAAACCTCTTGGGTTCCTCTATCGATGGTGATGACATAAGGAATGGCAATACCGGTAGGCTCACCGTTTTCATCCAAATCCTCCAAGCCTTCCAAATCCCAATCTGTATGGACTTCCAGCAATTGGTATCTGTCATCATCTAAGGCTTTATAGCCTTGTTGATTGGCTTTCTTTTTTTCAATGTCGGACATGATCTGGACGGGTTCACCCAAATCAACATCCCGATAAAACCCGGCTACCTGAAGTTTTCGGATTTCATTCTTAGTCTTCCTCATTACGTGGGTAACACGTTCTGCCGTCATAAGGCTTGTAGCGCCATAAGGCACAATAAGATCTTCTGCGGTCACGTAGATAGAGGCTTGTCTACCCAATGTTGGATCGTTGTAGACCTTCTTAAATGATGTTCCGGCCAAGCCTAGACTGAACAAAAGACGCTCATGCTCGGGTCTGTATTCCGGCATTTTCTCTGTCAGCTTGTAGTTCATGTCGGTCTGGACACGAGATGCCGCATCTTCTTTTTGTTTGGTAATGTCTCCAAAGATCTCAGTCTTGACTGGCCCTGCGGCTGGGAATGACTCCATGATGGATTCAGACTGAAAGCGAATGGCGGCTTCCGTCAGCACTGTAGAGAATACTCCACAAGCTCCATTCCAAGGCTCTGTTCTTTCCTCATATTTAAGGCCAAGAACCTCTAAACCTTTGACATATGATTCAGCCCATTCTGATCTGGAATGAATATCTGCGTCTACCAATTCAATGAGTTCTGAAGCAATGCTTTGTAGGGTTCTTGCGTCCAATACCTCGGCCAAGTTCTCATGGAAGTCCCCGCCATAATCTTTGCCGGGTTCTAGAGTGATCTCAATTCCATCGGTATGGATAGAAACGGAATCTGGGTTTTCAATCTCTATCTCCATGTCTGGTTGTAAAGAATCTATTCCCTGTGGCGCTTGATAAACGGCTTTATCGATACTCATGATGTTTCCTTAAATTAATTTAACACGACCGCCAGTGCGGAAGTTGTCTGGCATTGTTACTGCGTTTTGTGCTGTCTGTGTGTCCATAGGAGCCAAAGGCGTTCCTTGCACATTTGGGTTTGGCACTGCATTGACCTGCGGTGGGGTGTACCCTGTCTTTTGTTGTATGAATTGATACAACTGTGCATTCTTTGGGTTATCCACAACGTTCATGGCATTCTCTACCCGTTTGTTGTAGGCCCGAGCTTCAGGCCCAGCCCCATTCCAAACTTGGAAATATGGCTTATTTAACGAATCTGCCACTTGCATTTTGTTCATGATGGCGGCAGGAAACCCTGCGGCATATGGATCAAATCCTTGTTTAACCAGATCCTGTTGTATTTTTACAGCTTGAGGATTGTTGTAGTCAAAATCGTTATAGCCAAAGTTAGAACGCCCTTCAACCAAAGCCATAGCTGTTAGCTCTTTAGGGGTTAGCTGAGGCACTCCATGCTGAACTACTGCGGCTTTGTATGCATCCAGTAACCGGCCCATTGTCTCTTTATCATAACCGGTATTGGTGGTTTCAAGACCTGTCTTGGTTGACTTGTCTGGCCTTCTAGCCGGAATGTATTGGCTGGCTGGTACCTCTTTGACATCTGGAAAATAAAATTCTGGGGTCTTAACAAAGTCTGGTTTTTTGTGCATGTTAAGATCACGCCATCTTTCATATCCAAATAAATGCCCTTCCGGTTCAGTTCCCTTTGGATAATATCCGCCATGTACTTCATAAATCTTTTCTGGCATTTAGTAATACTCCAATTTACGTCTGTATGAAGGTTCATCTGGCTCATCGGAGTCGATGGTAATAAACCCGCCTTGTCTGAAACGCAATAATGCCTGTGAGCTTGAGTCCACCAAGTCATCATGATCCCCGTTGGGAAAGGAAGCCATTTCTTCCATGACCTCATCGGCCCATCTTGTGTCTGGACACCATACGTACCCAGAAGCAAACAGGTCGGATATTGCGTTTACACGTGCTATCTTATCGCTTCCTTTGCTCGGTGTATACTCATGTAGAGGGATGCCCATCTTCCTCATCTCATAGATTAAAGGCGCACCAGCCGCTTTCTTTTCTACAATCAAGGTATCTGGGTTCCACTGTTTCCAGAATTCAAAAGCCTTTTGTTTCAGCTCCGGAAACTCCATACGTTGTTTAAACGCATCCAATAGGATGATATTGGCTTTGGTTTCTCCATACTGATTGGGGTGGTAAAAGACCCCCCATGTGGTGCATGCTGAGTAGTCAGCCCTATTGGATTTCTCAAATGCCGTGTCCCAAGACTGAATGATGTAGTCACAAGGAGGTGGATATTCATCTTCCCAGATTTTCCACATGTCCCGTTTGACAATCGCTCCCTCTTCTGAGGTTGGGTTTTGTTGGTACTGCGCTTCCCATTTGGCTACCGGAAGTTCTGACCTTAAAGCTTCTAAGGCTTCTTTAGACCAGAATCCCGGCCATAGGGGGACACCTGACGGCATGATGGCTGGAAAATCAATGACTTCCCACTGATCTACACCTTCTTTGCCTTGGTTCTTTAGGATTTGGCCGGTTAAGTCCCTTTTAGACCAGCGGGTCATGACGATGATAATTGCACCACCCGGCTGGAGACGCTGACGAGGGCCGGAGGTGTACCACTCATATACATTGTCAAAGACCGCAGGATTACCCTGTTTAGCCTCTTGTTCTGAATGGGGATCATCAATGATTAAGAGATCTGCGCCTTTTCCTGTAACGGCACCGCCAACACCGATGGCGAAGTAGTCACCGCCTTTATGGGTGTTCCATCTTCCTGCGGCTTTTGAATCGCTGGAGAGCTTGGTTTCAAATACCTTCTGGTAGGCATCCGAAGAAACAAGGTTCCTCACCTTACGTCCAAAGCCTACGGCTAACTCCGCAGTATGGGCTGTCTGAATGATCTTTTTCTCAGGAAACTTACCCAGAAACCATGAAGGCAATAAGAATGAGGCAAACTCAGACTTGGTATGCCGAGGAGGCATATTGATGATTAATCTCTTTAACTCCCCTGCGGCAACTCTTTCAAAAGCATCAGCCATGATCTGATGATGTTTACCTGAAATAAACACCGGCCACATTTGGGAGGCAAAGAAGATAAACGACTCCTTACACCTCTCTACCCTGTCATACTCCAATAACTTCCTAATCTTGTCTTGACGCTCTTCATCTACCTTATCAACAAGACTAAGGTAATCTGCGATTTCTTTCTTGGTCAGAAGTGTCATAACACTTCTCCTCGCATTGGCATGCTCATCATAACGATGCCACGGCTTTAACAGATTTATCCACTACACGGATACTATTTGCCTTATGTGGCTTCATGACTATCTTTCCTTCTGCGGCTAGTTTATGTACTACCCTATGGATATTTGACTTAGACGACTTATGAACACCTTTGGCTATTACCGAATATGACGGCGCTACACCATAAAGCTTTATATAAGCTCTGATGAATTCAAGTATCAATTGGTCTTTCTCTGTCACTGTATATACCTCCAGTATGTAGTTTAAACGCTAATCCGAACGTTCGCAAGTCTTTTCTGAAAATATATATACCCCCCATGTTTTGATTTAGGCTTTTGTACGAACGTTCCTATAGATTAAGGTGGGGTAAATGTGGGAGTAGATTAGAGCGTGTAGGCTGACGGGGCAGGCATGCGTATAAGGCGGGGGTGGGGATAGGTGGGGTTCTCCTCCTCACCACATTGCCGTTTACACTGCCCTCTGTTTAAACAGTGCCTTG